CTAAAACGTGTTCGGGAAGTTGCGGCAGCGGAAATAAACCTGTTGCGAAAAGCTGCACGCCTGATACATGAGCGGAGAAAAATGGGGAGCGGAAGCGTTGCAATGTTTGAATGCGATGCAATTTGTAAAAAGGCTGGCTTGGAAGTATGGACATGGCCGCTTTGACGCCTAACGTAAAGTAGACACCCTAAAAGCCAGAAAAAACGGCATAACGTAGAAATAGACACCTGATGCGCTTCCTTTTCCTCACCATCCTATTCATCCCCGCTCAAAGTGTCCCTGAGACGCAGTTCAATCAGGCTTTCGATCAGGCTCACTTTGGCGCACCCGGCAGCACGGCTACTGATATTCAAGAAGGCAAATCGCAACTGGAAGTTAAATTTAGGAGACATAAATGACTACTACCCAAGATGACAAAGCCTTCGTGAAGGAAACGTATCCTGATGCTATTGCTAGGCGTTATCTAAACGGTATATGGAACGTTTGGAATAATCAATCTCTGAAACATTTAATTGGAAGAGGGAGAACATCTAAGTCCGCATGGGCTGATGCAGCTAAACGAAAAGGAGGGTGACATGCGCGAAGAAGAAGTGTGGGAAACGGCCAAGTGGCTATGGATTCTCATAGGATGCGCTGCTGTGGCCTATCTGCTTGCTTGGATCTGGTAGCAGTCCCTGCCAGCAGATTTAGCCCCGACGAGAAGTCGGGTTTTTTTTGACCTTGACAATCCTATAGTTCTGTCTTTACAATCCCGTGCGCGGAATCCCCGCCTCAAATTACACTCGTCGTGATGACGAACTAAAGCAAAGGAGCGCGATCATGGTTGACTTTTCAAACTCAATGGCTGATGGTAACACCCCAAGCGATATGGGCGGCCCCAGCGGCGAACTCAAGATACAGAACCAGACAGCAGACTCACCCCCATCCGCCCCTTGGGCTGGTGACGACGAAAGACCTATCCAGGATAATGGGACAGGCGGCCACAATACCTACACTATGGGGCAACCAAGCGGCAATTCCTTCCCTCCCATACCAGATCCACACGCAGATTACGGCGAAGCCAATAGCACGGAAATATCGGATTTTGGTCTCCGCGAAACAGTTGAGGTCGGTGCCAATGCCAGCATAGCTAATTATGGACTCGAAGGTCCAGCGGCAGGTGGTGATTCAAACAGCAAAAACAACGATACCAGGGGCTGATCATGAGCGACTCTGAATCCGATGCCAACACCAGGCCGGTTGCCCCTCAGTCTGGCCCATTCCCTACTATCCCGGATTGCTTTGATCCAGCCTACAAAGACACAGGGGACGATGAAAAGACCAATATCCATGGTCTCGGATTGAACGAGGATGTCACGGTGGGTAATCAAGCGTCCATTGCTGGTTACGGATTAAAGTAGATCATCATGCCCTGGACGCCTTCTTCTGCCAAGAAACACGACAAGAAGGCTTCCACTCCAGCCAAGCAGGCGCAATGGTCAGCCGTTGCAAACTCAGTTTTAAAGCGTACTGGAGACGATGCCAGAGCGATCAAATCGGCCAATTCAGTCATTCTTCGGCGCAATGCCGGTCTTCATTCAGTAAAATCCAAAGGAGCATAATATGTCGGATCTCGGCACACCAAAAACAGCAATTATCCTCACATCAACAGCTCTTGGCGCAAGTACGAGTTCAAACTACCCGCTGGCCAGAGGCCCACTCTCATTTCAGGCATCAGTAATTGCAATCAGTACCGGTACTACAGGGATACTTGCTACTACAGTGCTGAATGTATCCAACGACAATTTGACCTATTTTGCCTTATCCACCGCACTTGGGACGGGGACAATCGCAGTAGTCGGCACCAACACTGGGGCAAATGCACTGGGAACAAGCAGCATCAACTCTTTGGGGATTATCGGCACAAATGCAGCCGTGAGATTTGCCAACGTAACAGTGACCACGACCGGAGCAGCAGCGGGAACTAACAATATAGTGACCGGAAGCATCACGCAATAAGTGGTTCTGATTGTTTTTATAGCGTTGATACGGAGATTGCATGGATGCAATACGTTTAATAGATTACTTGTTCTCCATAATAGGAGCTTTACTAGGCGTGGGTTGGATAGTTCTTTTCTACGCGCTCAGACAGAACTCAGCAGGGGTGAAAGAAACAGCGGCACTTGTTCTGACTGAAAGCAAAGCGGCGGCAGCACTCGTCTTATTAGAGAAAGAAAAGTTGGCTACACTCGTTAAAACAGAGCATGATAAACTTGTTGAACAATTTACAGCATTCAGAATCAGGGTTGCAGAGGATTACGCTACTATCAACATGATTGAAAAGATTGTAGAGCCTGTCATTAAAAAGCTGAACGAAATAGAAGTGATGTTGAATACGAAACTTGATCGCAGAGAATTTGAACGACACGAACAATTACGTTAAGGAGAACGAGCATGACAAGCAATTGGCAGCCACTGGCCTGACATGCCGTAATTCATCCAACCAACTTCATTTAATTTAAGGAGTCATTATGACCATAATATCAATCATCATATTTTTAGTAGTTGCATTTTTCGCATATTGGATCATCACCCACTTTTTTCCAGAGCCGATCAAGACACCGGCGTTGCTTGTGATGGGAGTGATATTGCTGATTATCCTGATAATGCAGTTCTTCCCAGAGATAGGCAACTTTCATGTAGGACGATGATTAAATGCGATGCAATTCTATCTCACCGACGAGCAAAGGCTGGATCGAGCGATCCGCACCGCGCACCGTGCTTGGGACAAATCACACAGGAGAATGACCATGTGGGTATACGAACAGAATACTGGAAAGCTCATCAGCCCGGACAATGAATTAGTTGCAACTGGCTATGCTGGCGGCAATGAGGGCAAGAACCATGAAGGCGTGAACAATCACGACATGCAGGGAGTGAAGTTTGTCGGGCCGCTGCCATGCGGCATTTACACCTTCGGGGAGCCGGTAGAGCACTCGCATCTCGGCCCGTTTGCAATCCCGCTTATTCCTGATCCAGACAATGAGATGTTCGGGCGCGGCGGATTCTTCTGCCACGGAGACACTATCCCGTCCGGCAACGCATCAGAGGGCTGCATTATTATGGGACGCAGCGTTCGTGAAGCGATGTGGGCTTCTGCTGACCACACGCTATCCGTGCAGGTGTCAGATGGCTGATAACGCAATCCAGGACGGGAAAGGCAACACCAGTTCGTTGCGGGTGCTCATGCTGTCCTGGATATTCGTAATCCTGATCGGGGTGATTTACCTCACGATACTAGATGGCAAATTCCCAGTTATCCCGGCAGGGCTGCAAGCCATAACGGTAGCAATTCTTGTAAGTAAACTTTGGCAGAACTCACAGGAGAACAAGACGTGAACTGGTTATTGTCGGTAGTAACGAAAAATCCCATGGTGCTGGCATACATCGCAGCTGCTGCATTTGCGGCGGGTATTGCTACTGGTGGTATACCAGCGTGGAAGTACCAAGGCGCGATGAAGGACGCGGTGCAGGCCAAGTACACATCGTTCGTCGCGCAGACCAAGGCGGAAGGCGAAGCGGCGCAGAAGATCGCGCTCGCGAAAGAGGCTCAGGACAAACTTAACAAGGAGAACGCAGATGAAACCTACAAACAGCTTATGGCTCGCAACGCTGATCTTGCTATGCAGCTGCTCAACAGCCGTGCCAGTCGCGGTTACTTGCCCGCCGCCAGCGCCGGCTCCAGCCATCCTGAACGAGCCTGTTTCAACCGATTACAGCTTGGCGAAGCAATACGACAGCTTGATGCAGGCGTTCAAAGCGTCATTGATCAAGGCGACAGTGCCAGAATAGGGCTGGACACCGCGAAGGTGTTTGTAAAAGGCCGATAGGCGGTGTTGGTTTTATGACGACAATAAGTGAAATTATGGCATTCATGATTGATTATGGCCGGCCGTAAAATACAAATTGACTGGGAAGCCATTGAGCGAGACTACCGCATCGGGCAACTATCTGTCCGGGAAATAGCGCGGCGCCATAAAGTAGAATGCTCAACTATCACTCGTAGAGCCAAGAAAGAGTCTTGGGTTAGAGACTTCACAGAAGAAGTAAAGGCCAGAACAAGAGCTGGACTTATAGAGTCTGCGCAACAGGCAGCGCAACACCGCGCAACAGAAAGCAACAGCGCACTTTTTTCTGGCGTTGATATTGCTGTCGAGACTAATCTCAAGGTTTTGCGTGAACACCAAAAGGGAATAAGAGACAACTCCGAAAGATTGGATAAGCTGACTAGCAAATTTGATCAACTTATCGAAGGTGCTGTTGATTTGAATGAGCTTGGCAAAGCTGCTGGCTCTTTTGAATCTATTGTGCGCACTCAAAAAACACTTGTTGGACTTGAACGGCAAGCCCTGAACATTGATGATGGCTCGGGCAACAAAAAATCGATTGGTGAACTATTGGATTCGATGTCATGAGCTGGCGCATTTTATGGAATGATGGTTATCAGCACATCATTCCATTTGGAGAGCTACATACTGTCTCGACATATTGCCGGTGCCATCCTGAAATAGACGATGATCTGGTGATTCACAACAGCTTTGATGGCCGTGAAGCCTATGAGCGTGGGGAAAGAAAGCCATCATGAGCGAAGTTCTTACCCCTGGCCAGATGGCAAAGGCAGTCATGCTTAAAAGTGACTTCCAATACTATGCACCGCGGTGCCTGTTCATCAAGGACAAAGCCGGGTTACTCATACCTTTCACCATGAACCAAGCCCAGCGTTACTTGCATGACATGGTTGAGAATCAGCGCGCGACCATCGGCAAGGTCAGGATTATCGTGGTCAAGGGCCGGCAGCAGGGCATCTCAACCTACATCGAGGGGCGGTTCTACCAGAAAACCACAATGTACCGTGGCAAGAGAGCCTACATTCTGACCCATGAGGACAAGGCTACCGATAACCTGTTCAAGATGACCAAGCGCTACCACGACAACTGCCCGGCGCAGATGCGGCCATCAACTCAGAACAACTCAGCCAAAGCCTTGACATTTGATAACTTGGACAGCGAGTTCAGCGTAGCCACAGCAGGCAGTAAGGACACTGGCCGTTCAGGCACCGGTCAACTGTTCCACGGCTCAGAGGTCGCATTCTGGCCGAACGCCGATGATCACATGGCCGGTATCGGTCAAGTTATACCGGATCTGCCAGACACCGAGATATTTCTCGAAAGCACCGGCAATGGCGTAGGCAATATGTTTCATGGCATGGTCATGGATTCGATCAGAGGCGAGTCTGACTACAAACTGTGCTTCATCCCTTGGCTTTGGCAGAAGGAATACCGGACTTTGCCACCGTTTAACTGGCATCCTGATGGTGATGGCGCTGAATATGGCGAGCTTTACGGCGCAGATCCTGAGCAATTATACTGGCGCGAACGCAAGATCAAGACCGACTTTCGTGGAGATTCGAACCTGTTTGACCAGGAATATCCGGCAACTGTTGAACTGGCCTTCCGCCGGCAGTCGATCGAGAGCCTTATCCCTCTGATACTGGTTGAGCGTGCCATGAGAGCCAAGGACATTGAAGCGGTCGGCCCCAAGATCATGGGCATAGACCCGGCAGAATATGGAACTGACGACACTGTATTTGTGCTCAGGCAAGGCAGAGTAGTACCAGAAGTACGGCGTTTTCATGGTCGTGGGCCTATGGAAGTTGTTGCCCTTGCAGCCCAGGCAATATCCGACTGGGAGCAGCCAGCATTCATCAACGTAGACGCAGGAGGGATAGGTTCAGGCATAGCAGATCGGTTGATTGAGTTGGATTACCCGATTAACCGTGTCCTGTTTGGTGAGCGCGCGATCGATTCAGAACTGTACGCTATTCGCAAGGACGAGATGGCCGGCGAGATGAAGGAATGGTTCGAGAACCAGCCCAACCAGATCGTGTATGACGATGCGCTGAAGGCAGACTTGTCCAGCCCGAGCTACACCTACGATTCATCCAGGCGGCTAAAGGTGGAATCGAAAGAACACATGAAAGCGCGAGGACTAAAAAGTCCTGACGGATTCGATGCTTTGTGCTTGACATTTGCCATGAAAGTAAATCACAATCGCGCAAAGCCGAACAGGTCGCTTGAAATGCCGAATTGGAAAGTGATGTAGCGAGGTTTGTGATGGTCACCATAACCCAGAGTATGTTGATAATGATGCGAAGGGTTAAGGATTTGGTAACGATTATCAATGACGATGTGGCACATGGCAGAATGCCGCCACTTGAGATGTTGGCTGAAGTGAACATGATTTCGACGATACTCAAGGCTCAGGCAAGTGCAATCAAGATGGTGAACACGCAGTAAGCATCAAGAAGTCTGGCCTTTGCTCGGTGGCCTCCCCCGCCGGTCAACACGATGCCCCTCGTGTTGCAAAGGTCAGTCTTGTTGGTGCATCGCTTGCTGGATACTTTGTCTTGGCCGATTGAGTCCTTGTTGCACTGACTTCGAGTTAGTGGTCGAGGATGCGCCACACATCGCGGAACCCTTGAATTGACAAGCCGCCGCCACTGGCCCGCCCCAGCGTCGTGAGATGCCGGGCGGTTTGATTCAAATTAGCAACATCGAGAGATGTCCTAAAGGAAAACATGAGCACAGTCGCAAAAGGATGTTCGATTGAAGGATGCACTGGAAAGCATCGGGCTCATGGTCTTTGCTTGAAGCACTACAAGGCTGCGCACTTCCAAGCAACTTATGTCCCAAAACAGAAGCCTGTTTGCTCTGAATGTGGTGTAGAACATCACGGCCGCAAGAATGTATGCAGCAAGTGCGATGAGATCGCATATCGCAAGTCAGAACAACGCAAGTTAAGCCTTGCTGCCCATGCTAAAACATTGGCATTCAAACTCACTCAACAACGCTACCTGCAAACAATCCCTCTCAAAAAACGCGCGTGGACAAACGCATATCGGTCAAGAGTGCACCAAGCAACACCGCCATGGGCGAATCAACAAGCCATTAATACCATCTACCAAACAGCTCAAACAGAATCACTGCGCACGGGCTTAAGGATTGAGGTAGATCACGTCATCCCGCTTCGCGGTAGATACGTCAGTGGTTTGCATGTTGAAAATAACCTTCAACTTCTGACCAAGCCAGATAATTGCAGAAAAGGCAATCGTCTACCATGAGTACGGCCCAATATTCAATGGATATGTTGAGTCCGCAAACTATCGGCGGGTCTCTGCCAACTGGCATGAATGGTGCGCCTTTACCTGGAATGCCTATTGATACCTTAGAAAAGTATCTCTATGAAATTAGGTTGCAGCCGATGTGGAGGCGCGAAGCAGATTTAGATGGTGAATATTATGATGGAAATCAATTAGATAGATCAACACTCGATGACATGCAACGCCTTGGCATGGCTCCGCTTATCCGCAACCTCATCCGCCCGACCATTGATGTAGCCCTTGGTATGGAAGCCAAGACCCGCTCTGATTGGAGAGTCCAAGCTGATGACGACAAGGACGAGGATGTAGCAGAGGCCATGTCTGTCAAGCTCAAGGAAGCCGAACGCGAGTCCCGGGCTGATCGTGCATGTTCTGATGCCTATGCCGGACAACTCAAGGTTGGGCTTCATTGGGTTGAAGTCTCTCGTGAGATGGACCCGTTCAAGTACCCGTACAAAGTCACGGCCGTATCCAGGCGCGAGATATTCTGGGATTGGCGTGCGAAAGAGTCTGACTTGGGCGATGCGCGCTATCTGGTTCGCCGGCGCTGGCAGGACGTGGACATACTCAGGCTGATGTTCCCTGACCATGCTGACTTAATAGATGCAATCGGCTGGTCCAAGGCAAATTGGGACACGCCATTGACTGACTTCCCGTCTGTGCTCGGCCGTAATTGGATGATGGAACGCGACATAACTATCCCTGAGTCAGACTGGCGCGACTCTACCCGCAAACGCCTGTGCCTGTATGAGGTTTGGTACAGGACATGGCAGCGCGGGCATGTCGTTCGAACACCTGATGGACGGACTGTTGAGGTCAACCTTGATAATCCAAAGCATGCCCAAGCCATTGCTGCAGGAATGATTGACCCGATACCGGCGATATTCCCAAAGATGCGCCTTTCATGGTGGATTGGACCGCACCGGATTGCCGATATACCGACTCCCTACAAGCACAACAACTTTCCGTATATCCCGTTCTGGGGCTATCGCGAAGACCTGACTGCCATTCCTTACGGCCTTATCCGCTCCATGCGCAGCCCACAGGACGAAATCAATGCCCGCCTGAGCAAGATGATGTGGCTGATGTCAGCCAAGCGCGTTACAGCCTCTGCGGAAGCAATTGATGATATAGACGAGATGCGCCGAGAAGTCGCCAGACCTGATGCCTTCATTGTATTGGGCAAGAACTTCCACAAAGACAAGCACGAATTCAAGGTTGATGACCAGATGCAGCTTTCACAGCAGCAGTTCGAAGTCATGAAAGACGCTATGGAATCGGTGCAAAAGACCGCCGGCGTCTTTCAGGCCATGCTCGGGGAGAAACAACCTGGTGGCGCCAACTCAGGTATCGCGATCAACAGTTTGGTCGAGCAAGGCACCACGACTCTGGCTGAGATCAATGACAACTACCGCTTTTCTCGCCGGCTGGTCGGTGAACACATCACCGAACTGATCAAAGAAGATCTTGGCTCTGACCCAGCCGTAGTCAATGTCGATGCAAAATTCGGCACACAGAAGCGCCAGATCAACCTGAACAGCCCATCCATGCAGAATGGCGTACAGATGCTGGATAACGATGTGCAAAGGGCTATGTGCAAGGTCGCATTGGAGGATGTGCCTTCAACTCCTACTTACCGCGCCCAGCAACTGATGCTCCTGACCGAAATGACCAAGAGCCTGCCGCCTCAGATTCAAGCATTTGTGGTGCCATTCATTCTTGAGTCCAGCGAAATGCCGCATCGCCGTGAGATTGCCGACCAGGTGCGCAAGGCTTTGGGCATGGGCGATGGCCAAGACCAGACATTCACCAAGGAACAGGTACAGCAACAAGTCCAGCAAGCCGTAGAACAGTTCAAGCAACAGTCCGGACTAGACCTGAAAGGCCGGGAACTCGATCTGAAAGAGAAAGAGATCGACATCATCAAGGCCAAGGACGCAGAAACAAGGCGGATGGCTGTAGAAGTTGGCAACCAAGGGATACTCCACAGCATCGACATGGAGACCATGGATGTCCTGTTGCAGCACGATGAAGCACTAGACCAAGCGCAGGAGGCCGCTGAAGCGCAAGCAACCACGCCTCCACCTAAAGCAGCACAACCTCAACCACAAGGAGCATGATCATGCAATCAAAAGTAAGCATTGAAATTACCGTATCCATCCAGGAAGTTCTGATCACCGATACACCAGCGTCATTCCGTATCGACTTAGCCGGTCAATCAGTCGCAGTCTTGCCGGTAGGTCCGTTCACAGCCGACATCACTGTGAGTCCAGGAAACTATACCGGATCAGTTACTTCGCTGCGTGCAGATGGGAGTGAGATCGGCTCACCAGTCACTTTTACGGTGGACGCAACCGCCGTAGTTCCCGCCACAGTTTCCACAGTAGTAGCAACTGGTGTGAAAGTAACCGTCACGCCACTATGAAAAATTGGCTACACAGGCTGTTTTTCCCATGGAAATACCAGAAAGCATTGGTTATTTCAAGGGTAATTGTCAAGGTGGTGGCATGAGCTTCAACATACTCAAGGAATGCCGCTATGGACCGCTATTGTTCAACAAGAACGACTGGCCTATCGGGACTTCTTTGAGACTTTATGGCGAATATGCCATGGAAGAACTCAACTTCCTCACGCAGTTGATCGGCAAGGACAGTCTGGTCATAGATGCCGGGGCAAATATCGGCACTCATACTGTCTGGTTCTCAAGGCTGGCCGATATTGTCGTGGCATTCGAGCCGCAAAGAATCGCATTCCAGACGCTTTGTGCCAATGTGGCCTTGAACAACTGCTTGAACGTGCATGCCTTTCATGCAGCCGTAGGTAAGGAATGTGGACAGATACTTGTCCCTTTCCGCGACCAGAACGAATCAAACAACTTCGGTGGCGTGCCGCTGGCTGGTGCAACAGAAGGTGAAATGGAGCAATTGGTGACGATCGACAGCCTCAACCTGACCCGCTGTGACCTGATTAAAGCCGATGTCGAGGGCATGGAAGCGGATTTGTTGGCCGGCGCCGAGAAAACTATCGCGAAGTTCCGCCCATTACTTTACATGGAAGCAGATGGCGCTCAGGCACCTGATGCGATGCGCATATTGATGAAACTGTTTGATTACGAGTGCTATTGGCACACGCCAAACCTGTTCAATCTGGACAATATCGAAAAGAACCCAGAGGATGTTTTTATTACCAATGGCAACGTCATGGTATCGATCAACATGCTTTGTGTTCCAGCAGAGCGCCATGCTGAAGTGCATGGATTGAAGAAGATCATGTCACCAGATGAAGGTGTGCCGGGGTCATTTGCCATGCCCATCACCCAAGATGCAAATGGTATAGCTTATCTGAAACAGATAAATGAAAAGAAGGAGTTAGCTAATGTCTGAAAACGCAATGTCGGTACGGTGGGACTTGCTTCGCTATTGCTATGGGGAAGGCCTAGACTTGGGTTGTGGAGATGCGAGACCGCACGATTTTATGATTGGGATTGACATCAAGCCAGGTACTACCCAGCGCGGCCCGAACATGATCAAGGACGTGAGCAAGCCGCTCATGTTTGGCGACAAGTCCCAAGACTACGTGTTTTCCAGCTTTTTGCTTAATGAACTGGACAACTGGGAAACCGTATTGAAGGACTGGTGGCGCGTCATCAAGGATAATGGCTACCTGATCCTGTTCCTGCCGATCATTGAAGAAGGCGAAAAACTCTGCACGGCAAAGATGGTCGTCGATGCCATGGTGCAAAACAAGCCTTGGCAGTTCGTCGAAGCCAGAATGAATGGCAAGCAATTGTTCCACGTGTATCGCAAGTGCGACCGGCCGACAAAACTTGATGCCGTGATAGATCCGGCCAAAGTCTGTGCCGTGGTCAAGCTCGGTGCCCATGGCGATGCTTTGTGGGCCTCGTCAGTCTTCCCTGGGCTAAAAGAGCAAGGCTTTCATACCATCCTGTTCACACAGACAACCGGTGAAGCGGTGTTAAGGCATGACCCATACATCGACGAGATCGTGAATTTCGAGAACCGTGTACCGATGGGAGAATTGGGCGAGTTGTTCCAGTGGCTAAAGGCCAAGTACGGTCAATGCCGTATCCTGATCGAGTGCTGCGAAGGCGTTTTACTGCCCAGTCCAGGCAAGATTCAATACCAATGGCCACTTGAGGCTCGTCATGCAACCATGAACTTGAACTATCTGGACATGCATCACCTTGTTGCTGAAGTCCCGCTGTTCCCAAAGCATCAGAAATTCTACCCGACCGATGAAGAGAAAACCTGGGCGAACGAACTTCGGGGCAGACTCAATGAATTCGTCGTTGTGCTTGTTCCACGCGGATCAGGATGCTCTAAATTCTGGCCTTATATGGCTGATTTAACCAAGGAATTACTGAAACGAGACGATATTTCCGTCGTGGTGTTGGGTGATCAGACCGGGATTACTCTGGAACCGCATGAGAACTTGCTGAATATCGGCATTGATTGGGAAATCCGGCGTGCCATGACCTTCGTGCAGTTGGCTGATGTCGTAGCTGGACAAGAGACTGGATTGCTGAACAGCGTTGGATTCGAGAAGGACGTGCATAAAGTCGTTCTGTTGACTCACTCCAGCGAGGAAAACCTCACCAGGGACTGGTCGAACACCGAAGTGATCAGGATGTATCCGGAATGCGCCGGCAAGTCAGGCTGTCATTTGCTGCATTTCGACTGGTCGCATTGCAACAAGGACGAAGCAACACAGTCGGCCAAGTGCCAAGCCATGATCACCGTGGAGATGGTGCTTGAAAGAATAGATCCATACCTCGTTTCACGTGAAACAGAAAGAATGGAAGCGACAGCATAGATTTTCGCAGACCAGCGATACGGTCAACAGGTGTCCGCAAGGACTTTTTAACATAAACTCAAGGAGAACATCATGAGTTTAGACCCAAGTAAAGTGCCGTATGTATTTGATTTGTTCAATGGCACGGGCACGAGTCTATCGTCCACTGGAGCCTCGCCAACCGTTATGTTGCCGGCCGGGAAGAAGGTGATTCAAACGGTAAACCCGAGCACCGCTGTTGGTACATTGAAGATACAGAACTCGGTTGACGGAACTACATGGTTCGACGTGACTTCACAAGCCGGAACTGCAAGCTATCTGGCCGAAGTGGACTCCGCCGTACTAAAGTGGCGCGTCAATATGACCGTGTTCACCACGGCTGCTGCTGCGGCAAATCCATTCGTGGCTCTTATTGCACAGCAAATGCCTTAAGGAGGCTCAATCATGGCCACCGTAAAGTTGGTATCAGTAGTCGAACAAAACGCCAGCATGCTGGCGGGTGTTACCGTTACATCTGCAACGTATGTGGGAACAAACATTGCGGCAGATTTAGTGATCAAGGTTGGGCATGATGCTCCGGTGGTACAAATCGTCGGAACTCAAACTGCCTCAACTGTTTATATCGGGCTGGACACGGCCAATGCTTACCATGGAGCGCAAGTCATCATTAAGCGTGTCATGGGTACACCAGGAACCGGTGTACTTAACGTGTTCAGTGGTCTTGCCGGAACAGGCTTTGGAGCAATTGCACCGATTGCGCAAGGTACAGGCAACGTATTAATCGTCGCGGCATTTGATGGCGCGGCGCAGGTGTGGAGATAACGTATGTCCACGACACGGACAACCCTATTTAACCTCGCATCCAAGCGATAACTGGAGATACTGACATGAGCGACAAACCAAAAGACATGAACTACTACTTGGCACACCCTGATGAAATGCCAACTGACACGAAGATCATCGAGCAACTTGCAGAAGATATGCGCAAGAGCACGATGGAATCCGGTCAGGAGGAAGTATCAGTGGATCGCTTTAGCGTTACCGACCCGGTAGCGAAGGACGAAAGAACCGGCGCATCGTCCGACGCCGAAGCTGCCAAGAAAGAAGCTGACGCGAAAGCACTGGCTGAATCGAATGCAAAAATAGAGGCAGAAGCTAAAGCTACTGCCGCCCTCGAAGCTGAAAAGAAGCCAGAGGGTGTACTCGCAAAAGACGGGAAGAACATCATCCCATTTGCCGTGTTGGCCAATGCCCGTGAACGAGCCGAAGCATCTGAACGGCTGGTCCAAGAGCTAGCGGTCAAAATTGAAGGACTGCAGGCCGCTGCAAAAGCTGGGAAACCAGTCGAGCAGCAAACCGAAATGTTGTCAGATGATGAACTGAACGCACTCGCAGAAGATTCGCCGACGTTGGCGAAGGTACTGAGAGCGCAACAGAGCACCATCCAGCAACTAACCGGCACTGTGGAGTCATTGGCCCAGCGTAGCCAGGCACAAGAGCAAGTCGCAGAAGCAGAGGTCAAGACTGAAGTTCAGTCTGCGGTCGATGCCAACCCGACACTTTTGGCATGGCAGAACGACAAGGACCAGACTACATGGGAAAGAGCCAGTTCTTTCGACAAACTCTTGCGCGAGACCCCAGAGTATCGGGATGTACCTTTTGCAAAACGGTTCGACAAAGTAGTTGCCTTAACCAAGGCCGCCCTTGATTTGAAGGACGATGTTCAGGTTGATCAGAACGATCAAGCGCTTACTCAGGCAGAAATAAGAGCGGCGGCGGAAGCGAAGCTGAAAAGTACCAAGGCTTTACCTACGTCGTTATCCCAAATTCCGGGTGGTGCGTCGCCAGCGGTCGATGAAAAGGAGCGTGTTGATCAGGCTTCTCCAGTCGAACTCGGGCAAAAATTCATGGGCATGAAGTCCGTGGAGGAAATAAATGCGTACCTGAGCACGTTGTAGCCGGGTTTTTTATAAGGAGCAGCCATAATGGCCACTCAAATTGCATACGGGTCAGCACTGGCCCGAAAAGTGTACGGAGCCGCCTTGTTTGCAGCGGTCCAGATCGAGCCGGGTTTTATGAACCTGCTCACTGGCCCAGCCCCAAAGCAAGCCGAAGCCGAGGCGAAGCTGAAAGGCCAAACCTCTGCCGAGTACCCGATCGTGCGCGTCACCGACCTCTCCAAAGGTGCCGGTGCCAGCGTATCGGTCGATTTGTTCAACAATCTGCAAGGCAAGCCAACGATGGGCGACAAACGCATCGCCGGTAAGCTGATGAGCTTGACCTACAGCTCGATGGACGTGCAGATCAACCAATATCGCGGCGGCGCGGATGCGGGCGGAAAAATGACCCAGCAACGTACCGTATGGAATTTGCGCGGTCTTGCGATGGCAGGTCTCACCAATTGGTCTGGTCGTCTTGAAGACCAGTTATGCTTGGTCGCAATGGCCGGTGCACGTGGTTCGCAGAACACCGCTGACTGGGTAGTGCCTGTCGCAACTGACCCTGATTTCGCTGCAATCATGGTGAATTCTGTGTTGGCGCCGACCAAGAATCGCCAGTTCTACGCCAATGACGCAACCGGGATAAACAACCTGGATACCACAGACATCCTGACTTTGACCGACTTTGACCGGATCGCTTCGGTCTTGAAGGACTCCCAAGTCCCGCTCCAGTCAATCAAGATCAAGGGCGATGTGTATGCCTGGAATGACCCGTTGTGGTGTTGTTTCGTCACAAACCGTCAGTGGCTGTACCTGCAAACACGGACCGGCGAGAAATCGTGGCGCTCGTTCCTGCAAAATGCCTATGAGCGTCGCTCGGCTGGCATGCGTCACCCGCTGTTCTACGGTGATGTGGGTATGTGGGCTGGCATCCTGATTCGTCCAATGAACCGTCTGGCAATTCGTTTCAATGCCGGCGACTCAGTTCATTACGATACAGGTGGTTCGAACGGTAAGACCTTTACGGATTCGACTGCTACAGCCGCCGTATCGACTGACCGGGCGCTGATTGTTGGCGCACAAGCGTTGCTCAAGTGCTATGGACAGCATCAGTCCAGCGAGTATTACTACTCGTGGCACGAAGAGCTTGTCGATCATCAGAATTCCGTTGAAACATCGGTTGCCATGATGGGTGGTGTAGCGAAGACTCGCTTCCAAGTCTATGACGGGTTGGCGCAAGTCGATACCGATTACGGAGTAGCGGTGCTAGACTCGTATGCACCAGATCCAACAACCGCTGCTGGCAAAGCACTTCTGGTCTAAAGGAGAATGACATGACTGCAAATACTGCTGACAACTTCCTCCAATTGCCACACAACGGCGTTTATGGAAACAAATCAACCGTGCAGGGCGTCTATGCGAATCTTGCGTTGACCTCTGCCGTCGCTCTGGATACTTTGGATTTAGTGAAGATCCCGGCCGGCGCATTGGTTGTTTCAGGGTTCCTCTACACTACGCAAATGACCGGTACGGGCACAATCGTAATCGGCGTGCGCGCAGCGGACGGAACTTCAACAACTGCACTGGGTACAGGTACTGCAATGTTGGTGGGTGGCACGGCTTCGGCTGTGGTGACTGCCAACGTACAGAATAACCTTGCCTTGCGCTTTGTACCGTTCATGAACGACTTTGACACTATCATCTACGCAACCTATGTCTCCGGTCCTGTACCGGCGACTAATGACAGTTTGGGTATTGTAGTGGACTATGTTGCAAATGGGACGAAGTAAACCAATGGGGCTGGCTTCGGTCAGCCCCGTTTTAAGGAGATCAAGATGAGCAAACGAATAATTTATATCGGCTCAAAGCCGATGAAAGCCGACAATGTGTCGCAGACTGGTCTGACCTGGGCGCGCGGCGAGATCCACACAATCGAGGATGAAGTGAAAGCCAACAAACTGCTTGAACATCCCCATGTCTGGGCTGATGCCGACAAAGAATACACCATGTTTGAACCCGAAGCGGCTCAACCTGAAAACCCAGAACCACGTGTGAACATCGTACCGCAAGGCGGCGAGGATGTATCACAATACTGGGACCCGATCGTAATACCTGTACCCGGTGAAGTGTTCAATCAACTCACCAAAAAGGAATTGATCGCCGTATTCATGACTCCTGAAAGCGCCGATGCGTTTGAGACATGGAAAGCAGAACACACAGAAACATTCGATCCGTTGACCGCCGACAAGCGTTCCACAGAATACAAAAAGTGGAAGAGTGAACAGAAAGAACTCGAAAAGGTGTGATAAGTGACCGTTACCGTCCAGGATTGTCTAACCGCCGCGCGCCTTGACCTCGCAGACGCGACGACGAACATTGTCACTGGTTCCGCAATCACGCCCAGGTATCCTGACTCCGATCTATTAAAGTTCGCCAATGATGGCATTGCTACTGCTTTGACGATGCGGCCGGACTTGAACTTCGGTAATTACGGAACGGCTTACGTTGATCTGGTTGCAACATCAAGTTTTCCATTACCGCTAGAATACCGGACTGCCATTACCAGCTATATTGTATTCCGCAACCAATCTGGTGATGATGCCTTCGCATTACAAGGCAGAGCAGATCAGAATTTTGCGGAATATCTGAAAGAATTAGGGCTCTGATAATGACCATCTTCGTCCAACTAAATGCTACTGCCGTCACGGACTATACCGCGTGCTATAACTGGGTAGTTCCTGATCTACCGATGGTTCCTATACCGATGGTGCTAAACGCTATTCGTGATGCGACCATTGAACTGTGTGAGCGGGCTTTGTTGTGGCGCACAGAACTTCAGCAAATTCTCGTCACTGCTCCAACTGTAACCTCTACGACTGCGGCAGCAGCAATCGGTGCGAAAAGCATTGTAGTTGCAGATGCAACAAACTTCAATGACACTGACACCATCACCGTTGATTTATCCGATGGTACGAGCTGGCGCGGCTATGTCTCAGGTACTCCGGTCAATAACATAATTGACTTGGATGGTCCTCTGAACGTCGATGCGCTCTCTGGTGCGGCGGTGACCAAGTTAGTTTACCTCTACGAGATATCCGTGCCTACCGGAACCGCAATCGCAAAGGCAATAGAAGCTTGGCTGAACGACAGCGTAATCGACCCAATTTCACCAGACGATCTCAATAACGAATTCAATGAAACTCAGTTTGGCTGGTTCGGTTCAAACTGGCGCACCGACATAAGTCTTCCGACGCGCTGGTACATGATCGACGATACCACAGTAGGACTCGCTCTTGCGCCAAGTGCCCAGGGAGTCTTTCGGCTTAACGCCGCGCTGAAACCTTCCAGAGATTCAACGACGCTCCCAAGTTGGATATTTGAACGGTATATCGAAACAATCGCCCATGGCGCAAAAGCAAGATTGATGGCCGTTCCAAAAAAACCATACAGCGACAAAGAAATGGCAACTTATCATTTCGAGCAATTCGAAACTGGTATCGGTGAAGCGCGAGTTCGTGCGGCGAGAGGAAATACTCGGGCACCACTCAGAACTCACACAGTTTACAATTTGAGGTAAATCATGGCTACATTACTCGCAGATAACGCATACGGCCAACTCGCATCAGGTTTGGCCGCCGGAGCTACTGCATTGTCCTTCGCCGCTGGACATGGCGCACGCTTCCCTGCTGTCAACGGATTGGATGTTCTCTATTGCTGCATCCTGAACTCAGCAAACACATTGGAAGAAGTCATTATCACTGCTCACGGTGCAGGATCGGATAGTGCAACGATTTCACGCGCTACCGGAGGGACGACAGCAAAGGTTTGGAATGCGGGGGACAGGATAGAAGCGAGGATTTCATCAACCTGTTTATTCTCATTGAATGTGGCTTCAGCCACTCTGGCAAGCACAGCAACTCTGGCAAGCACAGCCACTCTGGCAAGCACAGCAACTCTGGCAAGCACAGCCACTCTGGCAAGCAAAGCAACTGCTCTCGTCCAAGGTTCTCAAGGCTACACACTCACCGCAGAGCAAGCCACCACATCAGGAACATCAATAGACTTTACTGGGATTCCTTCTTGGGCTACTAAGATATGGGTGATGTTCAATGGAGTTTCGACCAACGGAACGAGTGGCATACAAATTCAACTAGGGAATTCTGATTTAATATTGACATTTGGCTATGTAGGTTCTTGCTTTAATATTTCTTCTGCCAGTACTCTTACGGGTAATCTTACAACCGGATTTGGGGTTGGGTTTCCCTCGGGAAACGTAGCGGCTGAAGCAACTTCAGGATTGGCTATACTCACATTGGAAAAGGCCAGTACTTTTCAATGGGCTTGCTCGGTGAGCATGAACACACTTACCGTTGCCAAGTTAGGGGGCGGTATAGGAGCAACTTGGACAGCACTTAATAGAATCAGAATTACAACAATAACTGGGGCTGATACTTTTGATGCTGGCGCAATTTCAATCGCTTACGAATAGGAGTATCCAATGCCTACAAGAATTGAATTTAACGTAATAACAGGTAAAAGCGTAACGCTTGATTTAACCGCTGAAGAAATAGCCGCTGCCCAAGCGGCAACAGCGGCATGGCAGGCCATGCAAACTGCACTGCCGCTCAACCAAACGCAGATTTTACAGAATGCCTTACTCACCAAGGGTGTATTGGTTCAAGCAGATATTACTGCGGCAGCTATTAAAACTTAGCACTTATTCCAATCTGAAAATTATGAACTACATATCCAACTTCATACCCGATAGAGAGAAACTGAAATGCTTTGCGCCACTCAGTTGGAAGTACATATGCAATGCTGGCTTGTACAAGCATATTTTCCGAAAAGTTACGGTTTACCGCAGCAACCGAAGGGTGACTACCAAGAGAGTTGGAATTGTTTGTCTCGCACCACTTATTAGGATTGCGCGCTATGTTTCGCGTCTGCGCCCAATCCACCGCATCAACAACAAGGTAAGCAGTTTCCCGCCAGGTATCCGCAGTCGTCCACGGATCAGCAAAGCATGGAGTTGAAATGAAGCAAGTTATAATGATGGAACTTATATTTATTCATGGCTGAGTGAAGCATACTATGCTGCTGGTGTGCGGGTAACAGGTTCTCTTAGTGGCACAGTTAAATTGAAGTTTGCATAGGAGAATATCATCGTCGGTTTTAAGGTTCAATCGTTTTCTGGCGTCATCCCAAAGATGGAGCCCAGGCTATTGCCTGAAAATGCCGCGCAGATAGCGGTAAACGTCAAACTATATTCTGGTGGCCTTCATTCCTGGTTAAAGGCTACTACGGTTAATACGCCAAGCAAAGGCGGCAATATCCAATCCTGTTACCGCATTTATTCGACTGGCACCATTGCGATTACGACTTCGACTGAAGCATGGCTTGCTTGGCCTGATGATGTGGATGTGGTGCGTGGTCCGATCGCAGGAGACACAGCCTTTAAGCTCTACTTCACCGGGGACACTACGACAGCAACCAACGCCGCACCGGGGCCGCGCAAGACCAATCTAGACCTCGCTACGACTGGAGGCACAGATTTCCCACATGATTGGCTGGAAATGGGTGTTCCTGCCCCTGGCAGTGCTCCGACAGTAGTAAGCACAGGGGGAACTTCAACAGTCAGCGAGACGCGGGTTTACATCTATACCTACGTCACCAGCACGGCAAGTTGGTCTGAGGAAGGCCCACCATCAGCGACAGGCACTGGGACCGGGAAGGTTGATGCAGGTTGGGTGATCGCCGCACTTTCGACCGGCACAACAGGAAAGTATCAATTCGGTGGTGGAATCAAGCGTATCTACCGGACTTTGACCGACAACGCTGGGAATACCAATTATCAGTTGGCATTGGACAATGTACCCATCGCCACGACAAGCACCAGTGATTCGACGTTGAGCGCAAACTTGGGCATGATTTGTCCGTCCTTCATCAACGGTCTCGTGGGTTCAGAATTCGTCGCGCCTCCGTCAGATATGAAAGGGCTGATTGCTCTACCAAACGGGATTATTGCCGGATTCTCAGGGAACATACTGTGTTTCTGCGAACCGTATAAACCTTGGGCATGGCCGCTTCGATACGGGTTGGCAACGGTGTATCCAATCGTCAGTCTCGGGGTTTATGGTCAGACCTTGATTGTGACTACCAAAGGCTTCCCGTATGCAGTCAGAGGCGTAAGACCAGACTCAATGACCATGAGTATGATTGAGGACATGCATCCTTGTGTATCCAAACGCAGTACAGTAAGTTTTTCATGGGGAGTCGCATGGGCTTCTCATGACGGACTAATCATCGCCGGAGTTGGCGGAGTAATCAACGCAACTGATGAATTCATGAAGCGTCTTGAATTTGATCTTGGCTCATGGCAGTCACTTTGTTTTCCATCTACGCTTATTGGCCACAAATACATGGATGCGTACTATGGGTTTTTCACCAATTTAGGAGTCGGAGGAAACTTTATCTTCGACAAAACCAATCCTCAAGCTGTCTTGACGTTCGGTAATAACAACGTCCAAGGCGCATGGAATGACCCTGAAACGAACAATCTATACTTGATTCAGAACGGCTCTATTAACCAATGGGACTCAGATCCAAATAACATCGAGGCTTACGATTGGAAAAGCAAGACATTCGTAACACCAAAGCCAGTAAATTTTTCTTCCATTCAAGTTGAAGCCGATTATTCTCAATTGCATGCCGGCGCAGCAATCGCAGCACAGCAAGCGGCAGACCTCGCAGTTAATGCATCCATCATCGGTACTGGTGCTTCTGATACATCAGCACTCACAGTATTCTCTACTGGAGCCGTTGTCGCAGTGGGGAACGTGCGGAAGAGCGTGGACGGTGTAAAGATGATCATTTGCATGGCCGCAGGAACCTCAACCAATGCCGAACCGACTTATTCTGGAACGATAGGTGGTACTTCTACGGATGGCCCAGCAGTGAAATGGGTCAGAATATGGGATCAGCAAGGTGTGACCAAAGGAAGTCTGAGAGGTGTAGTTTTAAGAGACCACATCCAATACAGCACTTCCGACCCGGCATACGATGGTTCTGCCGGTTATCAGTGGGGCTTCCCACTACGATCTAGTCTTCTTGTCGGCGGGACTTATACGAACTTCGATGCCCGATCTTTATTACTTCAAGTCTACGCGAACATCGACAATTCGACCACTGCGACCGGAGAGAATACCGTGCTGGTGAACTCTCAATATCTGACTTCACGCGCTCCAGTGAGATTGCCGAAGGGATTTAAGTCTGATACATGGGAATTCAGGTTTTCAGGGAATATCCCAGTGCGTTATTTCAAGGTTGCAGAAACAATAGCTGAACTGGCAACAACGCAATTCACTCTTGCCAGAACTCCTATGCCAATTCAATCATGACAACCCGCCGACAAATACCAGAGATAGCCGGTGTCCAAGACCAAAAAACTATTGTCATTTTGAGAGAAATGAAAGGTATAATCGAAGACATGACAGGCAGGAGCAAAACGCCTATCGTGCTTCTCGGCGCAAACTCCACATTGGCCGGCGTGATTAACAAGGTCAATGAAATCATTGCGCGCTTGCAAGAGGAATAACTTTACGCCGTGAGGCGCTAGGAGAATATCATGGCAGCGAACGGGATAATTCCAGATGATGCACTTAGTAGCCGAGACGCTCTGAAACAATGGGCTTCTACGGCATCATTCAGCGACTTAACCAACCCTCAAACATTTGTTGGTCTTACTAGCAATCAGCTTCAGGATATTAGTGCTGGCTTGCAAGGTTATGGTGGTGGTGAGGGTGGTGGAGGGACTCCAGATCGTACTACTGATGCTTCACTAATGAATGGGATGGCCGCTGCTCAACAACAGGGTAATCCAGATACTTTTAACTATCTGCAAGCGACAGCGAATCAAGGAAGTGGTTTCAAAGGATTCACGAAGGATTTAAGCAACGGCGTGCAATCGACTGTTGCAAATTTTGTTGCACCGGCTGCCACCTTCGGACTCAGTACACTAGGGAATAAAGTTTGGAGTAAAGATGCCCAGTCCACTATTGACCCAGGACTTCAGGGTGTTTCAGCAACAGCAGGTGCCGGAGCTTATGCTGGGGCGGGAACTACGCCAGCCGCTGCCACCGATCCATCAATGGCTTTGGCGGATGGTTCTCTACCTGGCGCTGCTCCTATTCCTCCTACTGCTGGGCTAAACCCAGCTACCGACCCATCCATGGCTTTGGCGGATGGTTCTGTACCCGGTGGAACTCCGCCGCCTGCTGCTCCAGTTGATCAACTAATGGTACCGCCAGGTAGTGCGACAGGAACAGGGGCAACCGCCGCTACGGAAGCGGCTAATCCTGGAACTTTACCAATAACGACACCTCCAATGGGCCCACTCGGGACTGCATTGACGACTGCTGGTGTTAATATAGCAGCAACTGCAATTGGTGGTGCGTTGGCACCAAAACCAGACCCCGCTGCCGCTAATGCCGCGAATTCTGCCGCACAAATTGCTCAAGACCAATGGAATTACTACAAGACAAATTATCAGCCACTCGAAACCAGTCTGATCAGCCAAGCGCAGGAACTAAGCACACCGGAAGCGTATGCTGCAGCAAAGGGCAGGGCGAATGCCGATGTGACTGGTGCATTTGACACAGCAAACAAGACGACCAATTCGCGTCTTCAGTCTTATGGAATCAATCCAGGCTCACCCGCCTATCAAAGCGCGGTCGGAAGCGAAGGATTGGCTCAAGGTGCTGCTGGAGCCGGTGCTCAGACAGAAGCCTACAACACACAGAAACAACTTGCCCTTAATACTGCTAGTGGTGTAGTCGGGATTGGCCGCAATATTCCCGGTTCGGCAACGACTGGACTTACAAGTGCAGCGAATGCAGCAAACAATGCATCGAATACCCAATTCAATCAAAACACACAGAGCGCACAAAATATTGGTGCAGCCATTTCTCCACTCATCTCACCCCTGGTAGGGGCGGCAAAGGATTGGTACGGGTCAACTACGCCGTCAACTACATCTCCTGGAATGAATGTTGGTGTGCCACAATATGCCTCTGGCGGTAAAGTCATTGATGCGGCCAAGCAACCAGACGGAAGTTATGCAGTACCTGGACTTGAACCTTTACTTGCGAAAAAAGGTATTAATCCAGTACACGCGAAAACAGCCAGCAATATTCAGGGATACAAGTCCAAGATCATCACGCCGCACATGCGCTTTGCCAGTGGTGGTGGAGTCGGAAGACAGGGACTTGAAACCAGGGATATGTCCAACATGGGTGATCCTTCACAGTCGAATCAGGTTGTTCAAGGTCCGGGAACAGGGACATCAGATTCGATACCGGCACAGGTCGATGGTCAACACGCAGCCGCATTGAGCAATGGTGAGTTTGTAATGAATGCCGAAGTACCGAAGTTGTCTGGTGATGAAATACTGGCCGCGATCAATAACGCGGGATTGCAAAAGCGTCAGCAAATGCCGATGCCATCTGCTCAAATGCCAGCTAATGCCGGTGCTCAATCTTATGCTAATGGAGGCAAGGTAAAACGCATCGAAGATGACGAAGACGATGATGATGAGGACATTCAAATCACGGCTTATCGAAATGGCGGCAAAGTGAATTACAGTCGTGCTGGTTTATAGGAGACTATCATGAGTTCAGGAATCGGGAATATGTGGTCAAATGCAGGTCTGGTAGCCGAAGGCGCGCAGAAGTTCCAAACAGGACAGGAAAATCTTGCTCAAGAACAGCAACAGACCACCGAGGGCGGGATTGGATTGACTGAAATGCAACGCCAAGTCGAAGCCGCAAAATCATTGCGTGCTGCAACTGCTAATGGCGGAGATGGGATTCATGACATCGCTCTTGCGCGCGCCCATCAACAGCAACTCAATGGAGATATGGGAGGCTTTCAATCATCTGTTACAGAAGCGCAGAATGCCGTTCAGCAAGCCAAGGATGCGATGATGAACGGTGCCGTTTATGGTATGGACCCAAGTAAAGTTGAAGAGCAGATCAAACAATTCATGGGTGCAAGTGCCATTACTCCAGGTTCGTTGAAATATTCTCAAGATCCAACCAGCGGGCATACGATGGTATCCATGATCGATGGGAAGAGTGGTCAACCTATTCCGCCTGTTGATGCGACTCAATATGTGGCGATGCGTCAACCATTGACTACTTTGACCCCAGATCAAAAAGTTGTGCGCCCATTAACAGGACAAACTATTGCTGAAAATCCAACGGCAGAAATCAGTCGCAGTGGCGGAGTTGTAATGAAGTCAGGCCCGAATGCAGGTAAGATACAAGGTCAGGCCGGTATTGTTCCATCCGTTACTAAAGATGAAAACGGGAATGAAATCACGCAACTGTATGACTCCGGTACTGGTAAATGGATTGATAGACCAGGAGGAAGTGCGGTAGGAACTCCGTCTCAGACTTCACCAAAGGCTCTGGCAAAATTCAAGGAAATATCGACAGCCATCCTTAATCATGAAGGCATGTCTTCTGTTGATCAGGCTACCGGAGGGAAAGCAACAACTCAAATTGGTTCTGCAAAGGCTGCTTTGGGTAACAAGCTCGCCATTTCAAATAAAGATCTAGACCCGCAGACCATCGCTGAGATTGCTGTGTACGGTGAGCCGAGAACAAGTCCAACCAAAGGTACATTCGTCCGGTATCAAGGTAGGGACTATCCATTCAGCGATGCTGGTGGTCAACCTGTATCAGCAATGGGCGCACCAGGCACAACCGCAACCGATCAGGCAGAAGGCACAACATCAAATGCTGCGGTTGGTCCAGTTGGATTCAAACCTAAACATGCGCAACCTGCTGCACAACCTACACCTGTTCAAGCTCCGCCAGTACAACAACCTGGATTGGAACCAGCATTTGTTCCTGACATACCTGCAAAGCGAGCCGGACGAGATGTGACACCATACAAAGCCAGACTGGCCGCGTTGATGTCTACACAACCGCCGCAATCTGCTCCGCCGGCAGAGATTGCTGATTGGCAAGCCAAGTTGGTTAAACTCCAAACAGAGCAACAAAATGGAACAAACTTCAAGCCAAAAGGTTACGCGCGTGGCGGCAAAGTGTGTTCAGCAGGATTGATGTAAATGGCACTTGCAACCGACATTCAGCCTTCGGTAATACCGCCAGATCAGGCGGCGAAGATTGCTCAAGAACAAGGCACAATGCCGCAAGGTCAACCTGTCATTCAGAATCGCGGGAGAATGATCGCTAATGAAGCCGCTGGCAAAGACGATTCAGTACCATACCAACCGGCTCAATCCATGGTACAGGATGATTCTGTGCCAGATCCGCGCTTCGCCGCGCCTGTTGCGCCTGAAAAACCAGCAACCAAGTCCAATGCACTTGACACCACCAAGGAAGTTTTCAAGCAACTCGGTATCGGTATGGGGCCGGAAGTATTCCGGATGGTCGGGCAAGGCATGCGCGCGGTCAGTCCAGAAGGTAGCGACTTCAATCAGGTAGGTAAAGACGCAGCCGATTACTGGTCTCAATTTGCCAAGGACAATGAACCAAAACCTGATGAGAACCGCACCGCTGTAGGCAAGGCACTGGTTGGGAATGCCAGAACAGTCGGCATGATTGTCCCGACCATCGCCGCAAGTCTCGCCGGTGCCCCTGAGATTGCCGCTGCCGGCACGATGGCGGCATTGTTTGGTAGTTCTTCCTACCAAGATGAATACGACAAGATCATGCAATCTGGAGGAAGCAAGGAAGATGCGCATGCGGCTGGACTTCAAGCTGGCGCAATCATGGGACTGGCCACTGGCGCAACAGGCTATCTCGGGGCAACTTTGGGTACTGCTTTCAAGACTGTCACTGGCATTGCCAAGCCAACTATGGAATCGGTCATCGACACCGCAACCAATCCGGCCGTATTAAAGCCATTTGCCAAGGCGGTAGGTACACGGCTTCTGGCCGATCCGGCGATATTCACTGGGCAGAACTTAGCCATGCGCGCGGTCGATCAGGAATACGGTCAACCCGTACAGAGCGTCGGTGATACTGTCAAGGACAGCGTAGTAGCCGGTCTGGTAATGGCCGCGATGACTTCCCCTGTAGCAATGTACGGCTCTATCAGGCAGTCCAACAATGCCAACATGATCGGTCACATCATGAATGACCCAACTGTGCCGCCAGAGCAGCGCCAGGGCGCGGTCAATCTTGTCTCGAGCATGGCCAAGCATGCTGGGGTGAATCCTGATGAACTGGCCGGCTGGCAGGCGCGCGCTGCAGACTCGATCACCAAAGGGCAACCTATCACCGCGGTTCCTACTAAAACGGCACCACCTGGTTCACCACCTCCACCGGGCGGATCTGGTGGTGGCACTATGTCGAATGCGCAGACTGGTCCAGATGCACCATACGGAAATCAATATGCGGCACAGGCAACAGCCGATCAGCTTCAAGCCGAAACTGGCATTCCGCACACCGTAGGACCGCACCCGACATTGCCGGAGCGGCACATGATTACGGCACATCCACAAACCCCGCTTGACCAAGCGCGCGCCGACGCCGCCGTGCTGAAGACCGGCCAGACCATCCCAGACGCAGATGAAGGGCGTATCAAGCGCGCGATGCTGGTATCGCTCTACGGCGAGAACAAGGCTGTGAACGCTGCCATCCTGAACGGCAGCGATGCCCAAGTCGATCAGATGCTCAAAGTCGCGCCCATGGTTGAAAAGGTCAAACAGGCCAAGGCAGCGCAGCAAAATCAGCAAGCCAATGCCGAAGCAGTACTGTCCAAGATTCAGGCTGCCAAGGAAATCCCTGAAGAAGCGCAGACGCCGATGCAGGCCGCTATGGCCAAGGCGAAGATAGCACCCTCTGCTACGGCGACACCGCCAGCCGAGAAGCCTTTTGCCAAATTGCTGGACGATACTTTCCCTGACAACCGCGCCAAACAGATCCGTGCTGAGAAAGCCGCCGCACAAGCCAAGATTGCCGAGGCCAGCAAGACCGCCGCACATAGCCCGGAGAATAGCCTGCCATTACCGACTGCCGCCCAGCACGATGCCGGAAACTACGCCATGGGGCATACCTCAATCAACGGCCTGAATATCAGCATCGAGAACCCGAAAGGCTCAGTCCGTACCGGCGTGGATGCAGAAGGCAAGCCGTGGCAAGTCAAGATGCAGAATGCCTATGGGTACATCAAGGGAAGTCACGGTGCAGATGGTGATCATGTAGATGTTTATTTGGGCGACCATATTACCAAAGACCAGCCGGTTTACGTGGTGGATCAGATCGATCCAGCGACCGGCAAGTTCGATGAATCTAAATCAATTTTAGGCAGTCGCGGGTACGGAGAGGCAAAAGAAATTTATGATAATCACTTCTCTGATGGTTCCGGGCCGTCGCGCCGCGGCGCAGTCACCAAAATGGCGCCGGACGAATTCAAGACATGGCTCAAGGGCGATACTACAGGCCCGGTGAAGTACAAGGAACCATCGTTACCGCCCATAAATCAAGAAGCAGGAAAAGGAATCTTCGATGCCATAGCGATGGGGATGCGCAGATCAGCAGGAGAACGGCGATCAGCAGAAGAGAGGCCACTGCAAGGAGTTGCAGAGGATAGGCGTGTGGCAGCCGCCATGCAGAGAAGGGCACAACAAGATTTAACCACCAAAGGAACCACAGATGAGAAAGCCACCGAAACCAAGTCGATTAAATCGAACACGGAGGCCGCGCAAACTACCAAATCAGGTTTGAATGATATTTCTTCCAGTTCTCATCCTACTGGTGAAAAGTCCATTTCTACGCAATATTCTTACGACAGACTCTTGACTGATGTCGAGACTGTCAGCAATTTTCATCGTACTGAAGCCTTTGTCAAACAAGGGTTTGATGGACTCGATGCCAACAGTAAGGCGGCGATGAAGAGATTGATGTTCACTATCGGAAAGGACAGCAAGGTTCTCGATTCTGTTGTCAAGCTTATTCCCGTTGATGTGGTGGATGCACTCGCTCAACAAAAGCTTACGCCCGAGATGCTGTTCCATGATCCATCTATGCTCAAGGACGGTGGTGTAGGCATCAATGGTAATGCGCCTGTATCCATCAATGTTAATGTGTCCCGTGCGTTGATAAATGCGATGGCAAGATCGAGAGCAGAAATTTTGAAGTCCATTGACCATGGAGACGCTTCTCTTAAAAGCGATTCCGCATTGGCTACAAGTGATAAGAGTAGAGTGCAACAAAGCCTTGAACGTATCCCTGCAAGCATAAGAGCAGAAAATATTCTTGCTTCTAGAAATGTGACTGGCGCACCTATGGAAAGTAAGACCACAGGTGGTACAATTGACGGTAGGCATGACGTTACTCCTTCTAGTGACGTTGGCTTAGGTGGTGCGGGTGCTGAAACATCCGCATTGCCGCATATTACTTCTGAAACGAAACAACCACAAGCGGAATCTAACCGTGATGTTAAAACACTTGCATCTGGAGCGATCGCAGTCTCAGGATTCACCAAAGATCAGGTTGTCGCAGCCCGAGACAAACTTGGAATCAAAGGTGCTCATATAGGCGAGAATGGAAACTCGACTTTCCCAAATGATTCAAGCATTATTGCGATCAAACGTGCTTTGGGTATCAGCGATATTCCAGAAGACACGATACTCGCCAAGGGCGACAAGCCATTTGCCAAGCGCGGCGATGCCGTAGCATACCGGGATGACAACAAGCTCAAAAAGACCCATGAGATCGTCAAGATTGAGGATGGTTACGGACTTACGCCAAAAGCTACTGAAGCAAAAATTGAAAAACCATCTGCCATCAGTGAAAAAGACATCCCCAAATCACTGACCATCGAAGTTGACACAGAACCAGCGGCCAAATCTGAACTTCCTACCAGCGCGCGCCAAGCCTACGAAAGCCAAGACAAGAATTTCTACTACATCAACGGCACCAAGGGCATGAAGTCTGATGGCTCATTCACTGCCGAGAAACGCCACTGGATGACCTTCAATCAGATTGATGCCGAGCGCATGGACAGGCAGAACATCAAGCCTTACGGTGCAACATCACGCGGCGTATTCCGTGGAACTGAATCAGACGATAAATTAAGGCAACCACCAAAGCCGGTAACTCCACAAGTTGAAGCCGCAAAGCCAGCCGAGGAAGAAAAACCAGCCGAGCCTATAGCCGAAAAGCCTGTTGAGGCAGAAGCCAAGATCGAGCAACCTGCCAAAACAACTGAGGCGATTGCTGAACCAGAGAAGCCTTCCGAAGAGGCCCTATTCTCCCGCACCAACGACCAAGACGAGCAAGTCCACCGTCTGCTTGATGCCCATGCCAACGATAAAGGCTACACCCGCGAAGATGCCGTACATGATTACGTTTCCGGTAAACGCCTTGACTCTGCCGGCAAAGAGTACGAGGCGATGTACTCACGCGAAACAGACAAAGCCGATGCTGCCGTGCGAAAGATACTCGCGCATACGCCTGACTCACTGAAGCAAACG